TTGCTGTAACACATCACCGTAACCATACACTCTTCTTGTAGTTTCTAGGCCTTGTGGACCTAGAGTGGTTTTAACGTCTCCACATGACGGAGGTATCGTGATAGAGCGAGGATAGATATAGGATTCTACATACCATTTCTCATAATCCAAATAACTAGGAATGCCTTTCTCTCCAAACCATATTTGCATTTCACACCTTTTAACAACTTCAACTAAACCGACTCTGTACTGTTCAAATATTTCTCTTCCGTGGAAGAAAGCCTCACGTAGGACATTATCAATAACGTTAACGGAATGTTCCATAGGGTCCATTACGCCACCGTCAAGATACGAGTGAAGCATCTTATTGAGAGTTCCTATTTCTATCGGACATAAATATCTTTTAAAATTAGGATCCCACACGGATTTCCTCTTCAAGAACGTACAATCGGAATTGTTAATATAAGGTACACTTTTTGCTTCTTTATCCGCCATGGTATAAGTAATATCGCATTTTGCTAAGGACTCAGAGATCGCAGTGTGATTATACCAATCATAACCATCTTTCACACTCATCTTATTATCATCACCATAACAAATTACACTAACAACGTCCTTAAATTTGGGAGGACTAATCTTATTACACATCGCTATTTCAAAATAAGCATATCGCAAATATAGTGAATTAGCTATATTATTCAAAAACACTGTTAAGGAATGTCCTGATGGATTACTACCATTCACCTGGATGAAATCTCCATTAAACTCATACAAAGGAAAACATATCTCTGTTGCTATACCTGTCATAATTTTGATATCTCTCTCACTATAATCACATTTCTTAGCAATATCAATAAGTAAATTCATGGCACTTGTAGTTAATTGACTTGGCATTGTTGAATCGAATGACTTATAATCTCCTGCTATCATTCTATTTTCTCCATATTTCATCATAGCTTCCGTCAATTCTGTCCACTGTTTACTATAGCAATTCACACCCACTGCACACTCAAAATGAATTGGATTATCCATTATGAATTTACAAATGGGCAGGTAATATCGCCTAACCAATAACAGTCCAGCAACAGGAGTACCAGCAAACACACGAACCTTTTCTTTCGTTAATTTTGTGGGTTCGTCTTTCAAATTACAACGATGTATTAAATGAACTCTCTCCTCGTTAAGCAATACTTCTTCCATCGCATCCACTTCTGACCATAGCCAGTCAGGTGCATCCAACGGTCGAGATATTCCTTTCACAACGCGAGAACTTGGAATAATAAATTCTGACTTAGGTCTACAATAAGGCCAACCCGATGAAGCATTTAAATTGATTGCTTCAAAACCAGAAATAGAATCCAAACCTGCTAAGTTCACATCATTACTAATTTTATGCATTTGACTGCAAACATTTTTCCTTGTAGAACAAAATTCATCATTTGCAACTCTCATATCCATTATAGCTATATCTAACAAATCAGGGTTAAGTGATTTTAGGTGCGTAAGTAACGAAAGTTCAGCTTGCCATGGACGCCAATTATTTAGATTTTTTGGAGGTCCGTGTGTAGGGACAATACCGAACACTTCTTCAACTGCTCGTGCTATATAAGTTGGTTTTACACCTGATCGAAAAGTTCTCCCTGGTCCTGAATGAGGACCATAATAATTAAGTTGGGCATCATTCTCCATAAATAACGTTGGTGACATTCTATTTATTTCTTTTTCTCCTTGAAGAAATATTTTCTTATCTGGTACATCCAACGCTACTTGCCCTTGGGAACACACATCAAAATAGTGTGGTACTTGTTCAAACTTTTTCATCGCTTCTTCCAACTGTTCACGTGTCACGAATTGCGCTACCGCAAATTTCTGCCCTGTTTTTCCAGCTATATGCATTCCATACACAAACGGGTTTCTATAATTACCTATAACTACTCCCCCACATAAACCCTTAAAAGTGGGATAGGTCCATTGGTAAGATCTACATGGTGCGTTTCTTTCATATTCAATATTTCCAGCAGTCTGAGTGAATTTATAAGCTTCAAATATGGATTTCTCACCCATTATTTCAGCATCACTATTTCGATATAACATCTTTCCCTCAAATCTAGATGATGGCTCCTTAGAAAGGAACAACTTAAGGTTATTATGTCTTGGTGTTGACTGAGGTAAATATAATAGAGCATTATCACTCTTACCTATACGCACGTAAGAACTATTACCAATCTTCGTCCTAAAATTTCCTCCTGGACGGTCTAGAGGCGAATAGATAAAGTCTACTTCTGCATAATTTCTTGAAACAATGTGATAGGGAACTAACCAACAACAATGGTGGATGTAGAAGGCATTAGAAGTGTTCATCGTTTGACGATCTGCGGAATAATATTTTAACATCGCTATACCTCTTCTAGTTCGATTTTCAACTTCTTCGAACGTCATATTTTTACTGTTAAAAAGTGGCGCTTCCACCACAGGCTTTTTCCACATATTCGGCACTTCTAATCCTTTGGTTCTTGATTCATAGTATATGCTATCAGGAGCAGCAAAGCTAACGTGAGGATTATCATATTCCACATAGTTTTCCGATCTGTCATGAGAAATAACGTTCTCACGACGGTATACGGGTCTTTGAGGAACAGATTCTCTTGGATCTTCCCTGGATTGGGTTTGACCCTGGTCAACTGAAGCTAATCCTAACCATCTACAAATTCTATCTTTATTGAGATAGAGAAGAACCACAACTCCACTAATGATATACCACTTATAGTTCATATATTTACACACATTGGCATTAATCTTTCTTTTCAATTGTCGGTAATCGGCTGCGACCATCGTATAATAATTGACAACTTTACTCATACAAGTAAAAGTAAAGTATACGAACCAACAAAATAGTATCCAAACTAACTCTCCAATATATGCATAGAAATTGGCTATATAAAAATGTGCAAAAAGAACAGGTGATAACAAAAGCACGAAGAACCAGTGGGGGTGAGTAAAAAAGAATCTCACTAACCCTCTGGTCTTATACTCTCGTAATTGCCTATCCAGTTTCACACAATGCCATATGAACGCAAATGGTAATCGGTTTATTATTCGCATCATTGTGTATCCAATATCGAGTAACCCTACTTCATCTCCTTCAGCTTCAATCTCAACTTCCATTGGTTCAGGTTCTCTACAACTCAAACAAATATTTTTGAACACGCTATGCTCACACATCTCATCAGTAACGATTTTCCTTGTTCTCGTTACTAATTGTCTCTGCTGTTCTGAAAAAATTTTAGCTTTCTCAGTCAAGAACATTAACAATTCGCCTAGAGCCAAACCTTTCATCAATTTGTTGTTATGATACACTGGTACGAACTGTTCACTACTTCCATTTTCAACTTGTACACATTGCTGCACTTCAAATCTCTGAAACTCCATTTCCGTACCTACTTTTGCTTGGTCTAATCGCGTTGAATTTGCCATCCTAAACCTAGGCAACACTTCAACTGTAATAATATATTCAAAGCGCGATAGAATAGATGCAGGGTTAGTGGAATATATGGGAGCCATCAAATTTTTAGCGTTGGTTGTACCTATTACAAATTTAGGTCTGAATGCTACTTTACCCTTTGATTCAACATCAGGTTTTAGTGCAAATTTTGGTTGATTATTGATTGTATCAACGATTATTTGTAAAGGACTTGTTCCGCTACAGAAATTAGGAGCAGTGTTAGCAATATCATCAAGGACTATTGCAGTATGACGAGCTTTGTATTCGGATTGATATTTATCAGCAGCATTTAAAGAAACAACGGACTCCTCTGTATACTTCAGGCCTAGCGCACTATATAGTGATTTCAAAAGATAACTTGTTGCAGAAGACTTACCAACACCAGTGTCACCGTACAATAAAAGTCCAAAAGGTCTTTCTCGTATAGTAGCACTGCACAACTCTCTCTGGTAATCAGCTAAAGTAGAATAAACTTTCTGGTATTTAATTGAGAAATAATTTCTGTCATGACCAGTACAAACTTTTAATTGATTAGAAAGTGCCACAAGGACATTATCAAGTTTGATTTCCACATCATAAGTGGTTAAGTTCATCTCTTCCATTTTGTCTTCACAATAAGCTCTATAAGCGGCCATAGCATCAGCATAATCTTCTTCTAATTTCAATGTAGCACTGGTTGTAGAAAACAATAGTTTATAATTACCTTCGGAAATTGCTGACCAAATTTTATCAACTACCATAAACACAGTATCAATTAGAAGAACAGCTGCAGAAGAAGTCGAAATTTTCAATTTACTAATTTTAATGCCTTTGATTTCCTCTATGATTTCTTTACACTTAACACTCTTAATGAATTCAAATTTAATTAAAGTAACTAGTACTTCTTGTATTTGTGAAACTAGTTCACAACTAGCACGCGATTTCATTCCAAAATAACAATCACGTATATATTCATAAGTGTTTTTCCATGACATAGAGGGGAATCCCTGATTTTGAATCGGTACACTATCAAATTCCCAAGAATCATAAACAACAGTATTACCCAAAAATTCTTCTGGATAATGTGTGCCTGCGAATCTCGGTTCTTCAAAAGTATAATCAGGTTTAGACATTATAATTTCGTAAATCTGCTGTGAGAGCCCTCGTGGGAATATGGTTCTCTGTAGAAAAGAATGGAAACTCAATAATACACCTTTCACTGTACGCTGTTCTTTCAATAAATAATAGAACCCAACATACATCTCAACTAGTGCAGCATTTGTTTCTATCTTGAACCATTTCTTATGGATATCAAGGACTGCTTTTAACATTAATAAGGAATAATCTCTGGTATTAAGATAACGATTTAGATAGGAGTCTTGGTTCAAATTCCAATATCTCCTACCCGCATTATACCATCTTGCATACCAAGGCATTACTTTTTCGATTTGATCATAATAAAATCTGACACTAGTGTCATACATATCTGAAAAAGTACTACCGAAAGAAGGCAATTTCAAATCTTTGAAACGATCTGTACTACTAGAGTACATCATTTTA